ATTGTTTTATATTTGGACACCTGGAGGGTGTGCAATCATCATGTCCATTTACCCTATATACATATACATACTGTATCAAATGTAATGAGATATATAAGTACATCCCCTCCGATTATGCAGCTAAATAGAATGAATAAATATCTCCTGATTTTAGGTAAGTTTGCTGCAATATTTGTATACTTTCTATACAGTTTGATCATGTTTATACCAGTTTTAACATACATTATTTGTAGGAAATATACAAAAAGTATTACGAACGAACCAAAAAAATCACTGGAAAGTATGGCATATAGGAGATAAGATAAGATAGGCATACATGCCTTTGTAGGATATATACATTACGATGCCATCTTTAAAATCGTTCCATTACACATATAAATCTCAATATATGAGACGTAAGTGTTTAACTAATTTATTATAGGTATGATATGGAGTAAAGTGGAGCAAAATGGGGGGACATAACCCTATATAATGTTCATATGATTGAATGTAAAACATGTCCATTAAAGTATTTAACATCAGGACAACTTGCTGATATTCTTGACAATCGCTAAAGTATCTGGTATTATTGTGTATGTGAAGAAATATCTAATTGCTCTTGTCATATGGTTATGTGTATCCTTATTGACTATATACTTATCAGAGAGATTCTCTTCAAACACCCCCGAAAATTCAGAATGGACTATGTATGCAGACAAATAGTGTAATCCCCTTAGTTAAACAAGCTATGCTTGACCATGTAGAAGATATTGGTCCATTCGCTGATGATAAAGAATATGAACAATGGTTTGTTAAGTACTACTTACACTTCTCTACCATCATCTCTAATCACCCCACCTCTTCTAAGAAGAAGCAGTCCAAATCTATCTGGTCTCCTGATAACCTGAAATGGATGCCAAAGTAATGTGTGCTAATTGTGATACAAGTATTGTAAATGATGTTATGTTGGCATTGGATCCAATCTTTGAAGAGTTTGGTAAGCAAGAGGTTTTAGATATTATCCATGACTACTATCACAATCGTCATAGGGATGCCTAATGACTTGTATTGTAGGTATTGCACATGAGGGTCAAGTAGTACTATCTTCTGATCGTGGTCTATCAGATGACGATCTAATTACTGCTATGTCTAACCCTAAGATTAAAATAAACGATAGGTATCTAATTGGATACGCAGACTCTGTTGGTACTGGACAGTTACTTCATTGGATCACCCTGCCTACCCCACCCAGAACTAATCTAGAAAAGTTTATGCGTACTACCTTTGTAGGATCTGTACGAAAGCAACTAAATGACTCTGGTGTAGACCTAAAAGAAAATGCCCATGCTTCCTTTCTAATTGGGGTATCTGGGGAATTGTTTTATGTGGATACTACAGACTGGCAAGTAACTAAGGTAGACTATATGGCTATTGGATCTGGTGCTTCAATTGCTATGGGTTCTCTCTACACCACCCAATCCTGGAAGTCTGCAGAAAAGAGAGCATATACAGCAGTGTCTGCTGCTATCGAGCTCTCACCTTCTTGCATGGGTCCAGTAGACACATTAAGTATCTAGCATGTTTCATGCTGGGTTTGTTCTTACTCACCGCCGAATTTCGCCGTTAATTATAAAAGAAAAGGTATACTGTTAAACATGGTTAATATATTGGGATTACATTTTGGACATGATGGTTCAGCCTGTATTGTAAAGGATGGCAGACTAGTATCTGCAATCAGTACAGAAAGACTAAATGGAATTAAAAAGTTTTATGGGGTTATTCCATCCACTATAGATTATGTTCTTAAAAAGGCTGGTCTTGGATACGAAGACATTGACGTAATTACTTTGGCTGATTATATTGGAAGTAACTCTCATGACACCTTAACTTTATTTGACAGTACTGGTAAAAAGATAGACCTATGTTCTCAGGCAGTATTTGGAAATAACATGGTTGAATTAAGCGGAGAGCTAAATGGATTTAAGATACCAGTAGTTGTTTTGCCACATCACACCTGCCACGCTGCATCTGCATTTTATACAAGTAATTTAGATGAATCTGTTGTTTTAACTATGGATAGTTGCGGTGGAGATCCAAGATCTACTAGCTGGTTAGCAGTTGGAAAAGGGAATAAGCTAAATCATGTGGATTATCCAGGAATGAGAGTTGGAGAACTTTATGGAGACTTTACAACCCTGCTTGGATTAGGACCATCAGTATACAAGGCTGGTAGCACGATGGGACTTGCCTCTTATGCAAAGCCCTCGAATGACATTGTATATAACACAGAAAAATGGGTAGAAAGGCTATATGCTAGAAACTATCACTGGTCTGAGGCTGCTCCCATGTTTAATGAAATGTGGGAAGAAGAAGATATTAACATAAAATTTGTAAAATATAATATAACCTCTGAAGGAACTTATTATGAAGAATATGAAGAAAAGGGTATAAAGGATATTTATCCATTTGAGACTAAATCTGGAATGATACAGGCTGCAAATATACAGCATCTTTTTGAAAAACAAATCCTGGACACAATTCATAAAAGTGTTAGAGTTAATGAGCAAACTAAAGATGTAAAAAATATATGTATGGCTGGAGGATCTTTTTTAAACTGTAATGCTAACTCTGCTGTAAAAGCAACTGGATACTTTGACAACGTATTTCTGTTTCCTGCTGCTGGTGATGATGGAATCTGTGTTGGTTCCGCACTTTACTACGCACACCACGTTCTCGATTACCCAAGAGAAACATATAGTTTTTCAGACCTAGCCTACATGGGAAGCGAAAGCGTTGAGTTAAAAGAAGAAGAATACGTCTACTTAGCAAATGAAATTGCCAATGGTAAAATTATCGCTTGGGTGTCAGGCGAATCTGAATATGGACCTAGGGCATTGGGTCACCGTAGTATCCTGGCTGATCCAAGAAATTTTCACAACAGAGAGCTGTTAAACTTTTTAGTTAAAAAAAGAGAATGGTTTAGACCATTTGCTCCAGTGGTACTTGAAGAAGAAGCACACAATTGGTTTGAACCTGGTGATCCTAGCAAGTATATGTTGTTTACACAAAAGGTATTACAGCCTGAAAAAATTCCTGCCGTGACACATGTTGATAATACTGCTAGAATGCAAACCATAAATGAGGAAGACAATAAGCCATACTACAGATTAATCCAAGAATTTTTTAAGATTACTGGCATACCAATGTTAATAAATACTAGCTACAATGCAAATGGGAAACCCATAGTTCATAGTAATCAACAGGCTTTAAATGCATTTCATACAAATAAGGGAATAGATATATTAGTTCTCGATGGAAAAATTATTACTAAATAGATTTTCTTTTAGCAAGTAGTATGTCAAAGTCTTTTTGTTTTGTCTCACCGTTATAGGTCCAGGCATATCCCTGTTCAATCATTAATTCATTTAATGATTTAGTTCCTTGATTAATATATAACCAACCTAAAATGCGACCATATTTTTCAGAGCTGTCTGGCTTTTCTGTTTTAATTACCACCGTCAAAGCGTCTTTAAGTTGCTTTGACAGATAATCTTTAGATTCTAATCCAAGTGCTTTTTCTTTAAGGTCTTTTGTTCTAGATTCAGGGGTATCAATACCCGCTAGTCTTACCCTCTGTGTATACGAAACATTAAAGCCAAGATCAATGTCAACATCAATAGTGTCACCGTCAACCACCTTCAATACTTTCTTTACACGATACTCGTACATTACTTTAACCCACTAAATGGTGTGTCAGACCAGAAACTTTTAGCAACGCTGTCTGATTTGTTTTCTCTTTTATTCTTAATACTATTCCATTTAGAAGTAGACCATGAGTATCCTGCATCTCCACCCCACAAGTCCCAAGCAACTCTGCCTGGACTTGGGTATCCTTCTTCACCAGAACTAAATCCAGTTGCTTTTTTATCTACTGCATGACGTGAGAAAAAAGAATACATACGAGCAACGGTTGATTCAGAAAGCTCTGTACCATTTACAATTTGATTTGCTCTAGCAAGACCAACTCTTGTACCACCACGCTTGCCTTCTTTTTTCCAAGCCAATGCTCTAGCAGCAGCAGACTTCATTCCAGATGTTGGCTTAAGGTTTATGTCTGCCTTTTCAATATCATCTTCTTGGTCTGCTTTAGATACTGGTACGCAGTTAGGAACCATACGTCCATCTTTTTCTTTCATACCACGCTGCCTATATCCAGTCCAGCACTTTTGAGATACATTGTCCCACTTATCTTCATCTTCATTGTCAGACTTGTACATGCTTTCTATGTTTTCATCGTCTTGCATATCACCAGACACATCTACATATCCGTCTGGGATTACTGCAAGTCTGCACTTACCGTCAGGCTCTACATCAAATGCAATTATTTCACAAACATTGCCACCTGCATACAAGGCACAGTTAGAGCATTTAACTCCAATTACTTTTTCTTCATTTTCTTCTGCAGATTCATAACCTGCCCAAATACCAGATCCGTCTTCGTCAAACTTTCCATACTGTTCAGCAATAGATACCAGTGCATCGTGTAGTGCTTTTTCGTCAGGTGTTAATAAATCTTCTAAAGCCATACCTATATTATATTAAGATATTGTTCCAAACTTAACCCTAGAACTCCATATATTTTCTACCTTAACGCTTCTTCCTGGCTTTGGAGAATGAATTATTTTATTGTTACCAATATAAATTCCTGCATGATATGGATATCCGCTCTTGCTAACAAAAAACACAAGGTCTCCTGGAACAGCCTCAGATTTTGGAACAATAGTAGAAGATTTCATTTGTCCTGCCACATGTCCAGGCAAAGAAACCCCCTGTTTTCCATATATATATTTAATAAAACCAGAACAGTCAAAACATCTTGGGCTTTGACCACCCCTACAGTATCTAGTACCTATCAAGCTTTCTGCTGAAGATATAGTTAGCAGGTGTAAAGATGTTCTAGCCCCACTTCTAGAGGCTCTATCATCTTCTGAGGGTCTTGCAGCATTACTCGGAGATATCCCCAATACAAAAAATGCTAGTGTTGTTAATAAGATTGTTAATCTTTTCATTTAGTACCATCCTTTACTCCTAAAGGCTGACCATGCACCGCATGGATTTTTATATCTATTTTCAATATATTCCAGCCCCCAGTTTATTTGTACATGTGGGTCAGTTTTCCAACCTTTGCCCATCTTGCTTCCAGGAAGAGCTTGGGGGATACCATATGCACTAGAGTTTGGATTGTCTGCGTTGACCTTCCAATTACTCTCTTTATTCCAGAGTCTAACTAAACAATCATATTGCTTAGAGCCCCATTTATATTCTTCTGCCATAGTTTTCTTGGCATAAGCTTTATTGTAGGCAGGAGAGGCGAATTTAAGCCTCTTAGAGGACCTTGAGGCTGCCTCCTGCCTGTCAGATGCTTCTTCTATTTTTGTTTGTTTTATCTGTGCAGCATCAATAAATACTGGTTTTGTCTGATTGCTTGAGCCCAAAAGCAATAATGCTAGGGGTATAATTATTAGAGTTGAGAAACGCATTGCACTATACTATCAGTTACAGGTAGGTCTTGTCAAGTTTTGCCAACTCTCCCAATCGGCTCCCATACCCATCTCAATGGGCATGATTTAAACTTGGCAGGTCCTCCTTTAACTAATAGCCCCCTCTGGTATAAAGTCTGAAAAATCAGCTGGGTAGTCTGCACCAGGAGTCCACATCTTGAACTGCCTCATGTCTGACTGGTAAGTCTTACTTCCTCCAGTAATTCTAATCTGCACCTTTATTGGTGAATTAGTTTTAATAACCCAGCAATTAGAACCAACCCATGTTGATCCAGGCTTTGCTTCTACTGGATAAATATTTGTAGCAGTAGAGTCTGCTCCCTTGGCTTTGTCTCTAACTAACCTAAGTTTAATATACTCAGGCTTCTTCTTGCCCTTCATTTTAACTGCTGCCATGTAGCAGAACAGTGATCTATCTCCATTACCTTTAATAGTTTTCTTTCCATTAAAGTCTAGAGTAGTCCATTTATTTTTTTTAATTGTCTGAATAGAGTCTGATTTATATCTGATGCTTTCTCCTGCTTGTGCAGGAATAGCAAATGATAGTAAAGTAAAAGACAAAACAATAGATAATATTGCTTTTAATTTCATCATAACCTCCCAATGTTATATATCTAGACTAACAGGGATAATTATTTAAATTAGTTTTATCTTATATTAGAATTATTTTCGAGGTATAATAATACATCGCTGGCAATCTTTTCAGCCATTTCCACATGTGATGGGACTTTATCCTCACTTTTATTTTCCTTAGTTATTGTAACAATTGCCCTATAAATAACAGCAGCAAGTTCTTGATTGTTCATATTACCATTATACCAAAAAGAAAGACCAGAGTGGTCGTGAGAATCACCCTGGTCTAACTTAGTTTTATTATATACTATCCAGCCTTTTTATCTACTGGGGCAAATGCTGCATTGATTTCTTTAGCACTCAGCTTACCGTCATCTAGGAAGGCTCTAGCAAGCTTTTCTACCACTGTTGCAACTCCAAGTGTTCCAGCCATAATTACGGCTGTTAGAGTGTCAATTCCCACAAGGGAACCTGCACCAATGATTGAAAGTCCAGATGCTGCAAATACTGCAACGATTCTAAAAAAGATATTCCAGATGTTTGTTACGGCTGTTGAGCCAATTACATCTTCTTCTGTTTTATTCTTTACCATCTTTTTCTCCTTCCCTAAATTTCATTGAAAACAACCACACAATTATGCATAGCAAAATTGCCCACCCAACTACTGTTTTAGCAGACCCGTCTAGGACTGCCCATGCTACGAACATACCAAGAAGGGTGAATGTTTGGTTTAGTGTTTCACGAAACTTATCTTTTAACCATTTCTTCATTATCTTATCCTCCCTGTTATTAAGTTAGTTGATGCTATTACCTGTCCAACAATAATGGACGCAACAACCACGGTTTGTGATTCTTCACGTTGTTCTGGTGTCATGTCTGCACCAATGTTAGCCACAGCAGTAAGAGCCTTACCAGGATCTGTAAATACTGCACCTAAAATTTCTGATGGATTTTCAAATATTTCCAAGGCATCTGCTACTTCTGCAAAAAGGATTACGCCATTGTCTAACATAACTGGCTGATCATCTGGCAAGTCTTCATAGTCAAGACCGAGTTCTTCAATTAACTCAGTAGATATAGCATTACCATCTGCTTGTTCTAAGATAACATCTACAAGCAATTCTTTTTCATCTTCACTCAGTACCCCATCTTCAGTTAGAGAGTCTGAAAGTCCAGATACTTCATCTTCAGATATGAAGCCATCTCCTAAGAAAGTATTAATTAGTTGTTCTGTCTCAATATCTGAGATTGTACCGCTTTGAGTAAAGTCTTCAACGAAAGTATCTATTTCAGTGTCAGTTATTTCTGTAAAAGTATTTATTTCTTCATCAGTTATTTCTGTGATAACATTATTAGATGGAAGATCAATGGATGGAAGATCTAGATCAGGAAATGAACTCTCAATTGGATCTGGAATTAATGGTTCTGGATATGAAATCTCTGGCTCAGGATCTAGGGATGGAACTGCAACAGGTCCTTCAGGCTGCCACGGATATTCTGAGGGACTTGAAAAGGAAGGGACTGGAATAGGTGAAGAAGTTTCTGAAGGCAGCACAACAGGTTCTGACGGTAGTGGGCTTGGCTCTATTGGCTGGGGTGACGGTTCTATTGTTGGCGTTGGTGATTCTGACGGCTGTGGCTCAGGGCTGGCAGTAGGTGTTGGCTCAGGTGTTGGCTCAGGTGTTGGGCTTGGAGTTTCACTAGGAACAACTGGAGGCTCTGTAAAGCTTGATGGTGTTGGAGATGGCTCAACCTCAATAGGCATTCCACCATTAACATCAAAAGCTGCTTCCATAGGAACAACAGCCTGACCTTCTTGATATCTAATTGCTCTTCTTGCATCTGCTGGAAGATCTGTCATTGTAACAATCTCACCATGCCATCCACCATTTGAAAACTTAGTAACAACCAATCTCATTTGGGTTAAAGGTCCAGTAGACTGTGGAAATGGTCTAACAGACCACTCTATACAAAAGGAATTTTCATTATATCCATATGAAGTATATGCACCTTCTCCAAAAGAAACCCAGTCTTTTCCAGCTATTGATATAGATGGTGTTTGTGGATAGTCCCAATAAGTTCCATCCGCTTTTCCAAATGTTACAGTTGCATTAGTACTATAAAAAATTTGATTATACTCTGTATTGCCTAAAGTTAAACTAAAAGGTAGGGTCATTGGAAAAGACCCATCATCGTCTCCAGTAATAGTAGACATATTACATACTAGGGGGGTAGCATATGAAGATGTTGCTATAAAGAAAGAGCCCCCTACAAACAGTAGGGAGCTAGCCAAAACATATGATATAAACTTTTTCAACTCTCCCAAGTCTCCCCGTTAGTCACAGACTAACAAGTTTATTATATCATGTTGGAGTTATTTAGATAATTCTTTCCACATTTCTCTGGCATCTTCAATCTTTAGCATGGCTTCTAGAACAGTCATCTGTAGCAGTTCTTCGCTGTCTAAACCCATTTTTTCTGCATATCGTAAAATCTTCTGTATCATTTAAAGTTTTCCTTGTCGTCTTCTAGTAGTCTTTCTTCTATGCCGTCTGGAACATCGTGACCACATTCCCTATGTTCTTGTATGTGCTTGATCATAATTAGTGTACTTTTTGTACGAAAAGAAGCACCACTAGTTGAGTGAGCCATTACTGTTCTTGGTGCTAACATGCATCCCATGCACTCTAAGTAACCTTGCATGTTCATAAATACATACAAGTCTGAGTAAGATAGTCTAGCGTATGACATTAAATTAAATCTTCTGTTAGGTGGTTGAATTGTGGCAAAGGTTCTAGGTTATCAAATATTCCCATTTGATTGTGTGGCACAGCAAGACTATCTTCATCTTCGTAGTCATCCCATATTGCTGTATACATGTCTGCATAATCATATAGTGGCTTTTCAACCTTATGTAATAGGTTTAGCATTTTGTTGGCAAACCAGCGAACTACTGGACCAGCATCCTTTTCATGATGTAGTTCAAATTCCATTTTTCCTCCCCTCATCTATTATCTTTTGGCAAAGCCTGAATAATAGAATAAAAACATTCAGCAAAGCTGGCTGCTTCTATAGCAAAATCTTCTATATGTGATTCTTTTGTTCCAATACGACTAGCAATATAATGTCCCAGGGCATTGGTATAAATTTCCATCAAATTTTCTGTTGATTTAATTAAGTAACTCTTAGCCATTAAAAATCTCCTTGGGCTACCTGTAAGCAAGTAAGACCAATTTCACGCCACATATCTACTACTTGTTGGCGATCATCAAGCACACATAAAATATCATAATCAGGTGCAATAAGTTGTTCGTAAATTTCTCGTTTAACAATTGAGTCCTGTCTAAAGTCTCCATACTTACGCATATAAAGTTTAATAAATGGTGGGCAGTTTAATGTTAGCCACCTATATGTTTCATTAAAGCATGAATCATCACGACCTGAAACAAATATAATTTTATGTCCAGCTCGCCACAAAGCGTTTACAACTTCAATAACATTTTTGTCTGGAGTATCATGAATAACTTTTGAGTAATCATATATCTCACGATTGCTTCTGTGAGATACTGTTCCATCAATATCTACAATTACTGCACTACGCATGGCTTTTCCAATTCTCTAAAAACGGATCTTCATATTCATATAGAATTACTGGAGTTAGTTCGCCCATCCAGGCACCTGCACAATTGTATGAAATATATTCTTCTGCTTCCATTACATCCATGCCATCACGCTCAACAAGTATCTGTAGCATTTTTATAAATGAATATGTTGCTAGTGTTGGTTGACCACACCGTCTTGAAAAACCAATAAAAGCATCTTCAAATCCATCCATTAACAGCATCTCTTGATCTGTTTCATAGTAGATTAAACTTTCTAATTCTTTTTTATTCACTACCATCCTCCAAGACAGCTTTTTGAGTGTGTGTGTATCCAAAAGTTTCCCTCTAGATGTTTTCTGGTTGGTGCATATAAGTCTGTGTTGCAAGCACCACAGGTATGTGACCATTCTTGTGCAAAGAAATCGTACTGAAATCCTTTTTCGTATTTAATCATTTAATATCCTTGTTTTCGGTATATCTATAATACACTATACATGATGGGTTTGTCAAGTTTATTCTTCGTATAACTCATAAGCAATAAAGTCAGTATTGTCTACAAACTCTTCATGCTCTATTCCGTCTACAAAAAACCTTACTCTTGAAAAATATGCACCATGAGAAACAATTTCTCCAACTACTTGTTCGTCAAGTATCCAAACTAAATTACCAGCTGTCATCTTGTTCCTCTCGGTGGATCGCCTTTTGCTCCGTCAAAATAACATTTGACACCAAAAGATTCGATAAGTTTTCTAACCATTTGTAGATACTCCATAAATGTTTCCATCTGAGGAGCATTCATTTCCATAATTTGATTTTCGTAGATACGAATACCAATGTATTGATCAAACTCTACAAAATCTACAACAAGTTTTGGATACGGAGGCTTTACCTGATGTACCGCAACAGACATTTCTTTAGTAAATTTAGCCATCTGACACCGCATCTAAAATCATAGACCACACCTCTTTTGTTTTATGCATGTTTTTAGAAGGACTTGGTTCTCCATCTACTAAGTATACACCACCCCAAACTCCCCATTCTGAGTTTGTTGTTCCGTGATTAAAACATTCTGCTATAACAGGACACTGTAAACAAATAGTTTCATCAACCGTTTTTGCAAGTATTGGATCTTCTTCATACTTATCAAAAAACATTTCACGGTCAATGGCACGACACTTAGCTTTCATCATCCATTCTTCATCTAACATACTTTGCTGGCACTTCCCAACCATTTTCATTGGGCTCGTAGGTTTTATAGAATCCCCACTTGCCGTCCTTTAGTAGACCACCTTTTGACATTTCTCCAAGAGAATCCGCTTTCCAGTCTATAATTTTCCAGCCATCCCAGAAAAGATTTTTATTTTTTTCTACTATAGCGTGGGCTTGTTCGTAACCAATTGTTGGCATTTATTTTCCTTAGTATCTGTAGAATGAGGCTGGAATTTTTAATTGTTCAGCCTTGCGAATAAGTGCATCATGATTCTTGTCGGGGTCTGACTTTGAATTAAAAGATACAATGTGGTCAATGTTATAAGTTTCTAAGTTTTCTAAAACATCTTGGTATTTGGCACGAGCAAACTTAGTCCAGATTTTCTTTTGTCTAAACATGTCTTCTGATCTATTAATAAACTCTGCTGTATAGCCATTTATTCTTCTTGGTCCTGCTGTTAAGATCTTAATATGTTTTTCCTGGTATCCATTTTTGTGTAGATTTTCTTCAATTGCTACTACAACTCCACGCATAAACGTTGGATAATCTCCAAAGTTTTTGCTGCCATATACTAAAATTTTCATTAGTTTTCCTAATTAACTAGATCAACAATAAACATTTTGCCTGAACGCTTGTGCTCCAGGTATCTTGCTTGGGACTTAATTCTATCATATACCTGCGACATTGACAAGCTTGGGTTTAAGTCTTTTACTGCCACCCATTTTGCTGCCAAGAGTGCACTAGAGTTTGAAGTTCCAACGGAATTAGCAGTATTGTTGTTAGGCGATGCAGCGAACATTGTACCTAGTGCAAAAAAGTCTGTGTCCAAAGAGTTGTTACTATACAAGGCTGGAGACATTTGACCTCCATATGATGGATCGGTAGCCCCTACAGATATAGATGAAGAAACACATGCAGGAAAATCAATCTTAGAATAGTTATATCCATTTCCTGTAGGGAAAAAAGATGGAATATTCTTTGAGGCAAGAGAACTAATTACACTCTCAATGGGGATGTGCTTCGTGCAACCTACCTTTGAGGAGTATGATTGGCTCATGTTTACTGCAACTATGTTGTATGTTTGATGATTTTTATCTACCCATTCTAGTGCTCTTTGTACAGCAGTTAGCGAGGTACTTGCCCTAGATCCCTTTACTGTCATTGGAATAATTCTAATAACAACAAGGTTTACGTTAGGATTGCTTTGAGTTATTACCGAAGCAATCTGGGTTCCATGATAAAAACCATTTTTGCTTGCCTTTACGGGGTCTAGTGTTGCTGCTCCAGCACCTTCCATAAAGTTTTGTCCATTGGGGCAAGACTTGAAATCAAGTACGCATACTTCATGTACAATTCTTCCAGATACTAGGCTATGCGTAGCATCAATTCCTGTATCAATTACAGCGATAGTAGGCTTGGTATTTCCCTTTGCTGAGGTTCCTACCATAACTAAAAGTAAAGCTAATCCAATAATGGCAATAATACTTTTCTTCATTTTATTTCCTTTTGTTAGTTGGGATTTATATTATATCAATTTTGAGACTAAATGTCAAGCCATTGTGGGTTATTGTATGTCCATTTTACAACCCTATCAATTGACTCTTCAATAGCCATTGGGTGGACCCACCCAGACTTAGCAAGATTGTCTCCACTTAATGCGTAGTGCATGTCGTGTCCTGGTCTTTCTGTATTTGGATCCACTAAGTCATAATTCAATTGCTTACCTGCTGCGTCTGCAACAAGCTGGGCAAGTTCTAGATTGTTTAATCTTTTTTCTCCAGCAATATGCATTCTTAATGGCAAATCTGCTTCTCCATACTTTGGAAAGTCCTGCTCTAAGATGTGCATTAATCCTGAAGCCAAGCTTCTTGCATGTAAATAATATCTGCTTCCAATGTCACCCTTATTAAAATGAACAACAACTTTTTCATTCTTGTAAATCTTTTTCATGATCATAGCCATATACTTTTCAGAGTCTTGAGTTTCTCCAATGATGTTCATGCTATTTACAATTCCGACTGGAACTCCATAGGTTCTCCAATAGGAAAGGGCTATGTCTTCCTGGGCAGCTTTAGATGCTGCATACGGATTACTTGGAAGGTGCAGGTCTTTCCATTCCTTGTTTGTTCTGTGCTTTGATCCTGGACCATATACCTCGTCAGTAGATATGTGCAAAAACTTTTCTACCCCCGTGTGTCTTGCCCAATCAAGCATGTTACACATCAATGATACGTTGTTCATAATAAATGGAGCTGGGTTTTCAATGCTACGATTCACATGGCTTTCACTTGCACAATTAATTACATAGTCAATCTTACCAAAATCAGCATGGGTTACTGGGGACATTGGCTGTGCTAGATCTATGCCAACAATATTTACTCTTCTCATTGCATCTGGGGAGGAGCTAAATAAATATCCAAGCCTATCCTGAATACCACGATGCTTATAACTTACTGGTAAGACAATGCTATTGCAATCTGTAGTTTTTAATATATGTCTAACAACATGAACCCCCATAAGTCCACTTGCACCAGTAACCATTATTCTTTTCATTGCATCTCTCCAATAATTCTATCTAGTTCCATCCACTGTTTAATACAGTTTTCTCTTGTAAATCTATTGTTTATATACTCTATTTGTGGGGTTGGGTCAAACTTATTCTTTCTAATTTGCTTAATTGCCTTTTTTATTTCTTTTGTAAAAACTTTTATCATTTCTTTTTCACGCTCTTCCATATCTTTATGCGTTACTGGATAGTTTTTAACAATTTTTGCAAATCCATTTGTTGTTTCTGGTAAGGCTCCAGCATCAGTGGTTACTACCTTAACCCCAGCACTCATAGCCTCCATAACCCCAATACATGCAGTTTCTTCAAATATGCAGGGGTAGGCATAGATGTGAGACTTTTGTAGAGTATCAACATAGATCTCTCTTGTGCTATCTCCATTTTTAATAATTCTTTCATCCTGATCAAAAATTAATTTAGACTCATAGCTAATATCTCTTGGAGTCATGCAGTCCTCACATTCGCAGCAATGAATAGTAAGTGTAATATCTTTATCTTTTATTTGACCAAAACATCTTAATAGAATGTCCAATCCTCTTGATGCTTGAGACACATACATTAGGTTTATTTTATCTTTTGGTTTTTCTTTAAACTCAATGGGTTCAAATTGATTATTTACAATATAAAATCTATCTTCATCTATGCCAAAACTTTCTGATAGATTTTTTTTATGAAACTCAGACTGAACTAAAAACATGCTAGTAATTTTTAATAAATCTGGAACCACAAAAAACATTTCTATACTCCAGGGCATCCTATACGCTGGAACATGACACCAAACTATATTTTTTGTATATTCTTTCATTTTTCCCTCAAGACCAGGAAGAACAATTAAGTTGCAATCTTTTAAGAAATTTGTTTTTGGCAAAACATTCTCATTGACGAAGTTAGCCATGCGACCCGTGCCTCTGTTTCCAAAGCCAACAAACTTTCCTATCATTTTTTTTCTTTCACTGCATCTGAGTCTATTCCCCATTTTCCTACTGGACATGAGGCATCAGCCAGTTTTGTTTTTTGAGGCATAATACATGCACACTTACTGCACTGAGTGGTCACCTTAATATAAAATGGGCATTCTTTACAGATAGCCATTCTTCTTTCCTGTGCTTTATCCGACACTCTTTCCTTGTTTGGATTAAAAAGATCCCAAGGTCTTACTGGTTTTAGCGGTGGAACTTCTAAAAATTCATCGTTACTCATGGTTATTTCCTAATAATATTTTTCTGGAATATATTCATTATCTTTATAAAGCCCTAAAGATAAATTTATTTTAGCATAATTTTCATATTTTTTAACGTATTCTTTATTTGAGATTAATTTATTATACCTATTTTGAGCAACAGCATGGAGCATTAAATTGTTTTTTTCAGATAGGTATTCTGTAAAATATTTTCTTTTTCCACCAAATTCATTTTGAAAATCTGTATAAAAATGAGTCAGTGGAAGATTCATATTTGGGTAAACCATATAGAATCCACTATTTATTAGATTAATTCCTTGAATAATTTCTTCATCATAAAAGAATGCTTCTTTGTATGTGCCTGGATTTTTTGCAAATTCTTTATCTCCAAAAGCAAAATTTCCATTAAACTTTACACACGGATAAAATTTTTCAGTATGGGCTGGCTCTTTTACCAGTGGCTTATCTTTCCACTTAACGTAAACACTGTTGTAGAATCCAGGAGTATAAAATGGGTATCTTGTAGAAGGCTCCATTATTTCTAACCCATCTGATGTGTACCTATAAGCACCAAGGTACGCTGTTAAAACAATTTTGTCATGATTTAGCTTTGCCTTTGCTTCTTTAAAGGTATCAATTAAAAATTCATCCCAGTCTTGTTCAAAATTTGTATGTGAATCACATTGCAAAATATAATCTTGTCCAGAATATAAGGACATTGCCTGGTGCCTTGCATGTCCAGTCCCATACTTTGAAAGGTCCTTGTTGTCAAGTTTATTATAAACCATTTTTACGTTTTTACCTTTAAAGGTTTTTATTAATTTTTTGTAAAGAGACTTAGAGTCTGATGTACAGGGCATTCCAACATAAATTCTTTCTGGATACTTTGCCTTTTCAAAAAGACCCAATATAGATCTTTCAGTTTCACTGTCATCCATTGTTGCAGTTGACACATAAATTGTTTCCATTGCTACATATCCTTTTTTAACTCTTGCTGCGTAAGATTAAGTCTAACTTTGGCTAGGTCTGTCTGCTCTTCTGAAACATCTATGCTTATAGCGTTTCTATTTAAAAGGTAGGCTTCACAAGCAGTTGTTCCACTGCCACCAAATGGATCCAAAACAATATCCTTTGGCTTAGAAAACATTTCAATAAGTTTTCTTGGAATTTCTGGTCTAAAAGAATTTTCAACAAACCCAATAGCCTCTAGCTTTTTTGTAATTTTATTAGAATCATCTTTTGCTGGAATGTTCCAAATAGATTCGGAGTGTTTTCTTACCAGATAAGGATTACTGTACATAAGTCCTGGACTTTTCATAAAATGATAAATAAGGTGATAATCAAAACTTACCATGCCAAGGTTAGTTTCTTTTTTATTTTCTGACCAGTTCCATATGAATGGTGGGTTTGCCAAAAATAAGTCTGTCTTTTTTAAAACAGCTGAAACGTATTCTGAATATAGTGGCTCTGTATTAGAGATGCAAACAAAAATAGATCCTGTTGGCTTCAATACCCTTTCCATTTCTTTTGTTACAAGCAATAAAGAATTAATATATTTTTTTGTATTTTTTTCAGAACCTATTTGTTTACTCTGATCACCACCATAGTAATTAAAATCTAATTGATAGAATGGGGCTTGAGTAATAACTAAATCTATAGAGTTATCTTTTAACTTAATTGATTTAGAATCTCCTGTAATAAAGTCTACAGTGCTTCCCATTATCTAAATTCCTTTTTAGTCCACCAGTTTCTTTTATACTGACCAAATGGAGGATTAAAAATTTTATAAAATTCCTCTGGCTCAGTAAATTCTTTATTGTCAATTACTTTGCTTTCCCATTTATCTCTTTTAAATGGAATGACTTGAATCATGGGTGTCCCTGCTGGAATGTTTCCCTCAAAGTCTTTTCTAATTAAAAATGGAAAGTTTACTGTTACTGGGTGCTTATCTGTATCAACAATACCAGAGAAGGAATGGAACGGTGTATCCCCTGAATTTAATGGGTGAATAAACAAGCAACTATATCCCTTTGGAGTTGTAATTTTCCAAGGATTAATCCATTTGTAGGGCTGAGAATCAAACTCTTCTGGGGCTGGATAAGCTTCAGTTTGTAGTGGGTAGTGTTCTGAAACAAACGTAATATCGTACCTTTGACCAAACTCTACTACGCCTTTTGTCTTATAAACATCTGATGGCAGGGTTATGATGTATCCTGCAGTTAAAGAGTCTAGGATTGGTGTACATTTTTTCATTGTATGCATTTGCTCTTTTACAACTGATTCTTTTCTCCACCAGTCTGGAACAGATTTACTTGCTGGAACTGGGTGAGGTATCTGGTACTGTGGAAAAATACTAGTAAATACAATTTTATTTGTCATTTTATTTTACTCCCTTTAGGCTGGTAATTACTTCTGCTCCACCAGAAAGGCATCCATCGCATTCTCCACAAGCACCATCAATTAAATTAAAGCAAATCTCTCCTTCTCTAACCATTGTTGCAGGATTAAAGAATCTTCCATTCACATATTTCCATCCAACTCTGGGAACATCTCCTGGGTCTAAACTGCTACTAATTTCTTCAAATGAGGGATTAGACAAGAATAAGGATGCCAGTCCAGACTGAGCTCTAATAATTTCTTGAACCTCTTCATCTAGAACAATAGCAATTGTTGCTATCTTTTCTCCAAAAGGCTCTGGTGGAACTAGATTATAAAGAAGAGTTTGTTTATTTTCAAATCTTTTTCTTTTTGAAAACCAAGCTTTAATAATGTCTAGAGTGCTAAGAACAACAACTCCATCTTTATGTTTAGCCATTAACTATATTCCTTTCTTATCCAAGAATTTTTCTTATAGTATGCCTTTTCACTATTAATTTTGTTAGACTGTTTCATAACTAAATCGTAGTTTTCAGGGCTGTTGATAGACTTCCAGTGCTTTCTTTTTACTGGAATAACTTGTGCGTATGGGGTTCCTTCTGGAATAACCCCATAGAATCCTTCTTTTAAAAAGAAGGGAACGTTTCCATTTACAAAGACTTTATCTGAATCCATAAATCCAGACATTGTTGTAAATGGTAAGTCAAACCTATTGTAGGGATGGGTAACAATTGTGCTATATCCTCTTGGAGTTTTCCAACCCCACCTATTTGTCCAAACAAAGTGAGCATCTATGTGACCTGCTGGTCTTGGAATTGTTTTGCCAGATTCATGTGGTCTTTGGTTTATAAAATCTTGCCATGGACCTGGAGAGTTCCATTCAATGCTTAGGGATCCGTCTTCTTTTTTTCCAACAAATATGTCAAAAGGGGTTACAAGTAAATACCCAGCAGTTAAAATATCTAAAAATGGTATGCAGGTTTTTAAACCAGCACTGGACTCTTGGCTACCCTTAGCGACATAAAATGTTTCTCCATCTTTATACCATTGTGGAATGCTTTTTTTTGCAGGTATTGGTACGTTTAATGGATATGTTGAATCGGAACAGGTAAATTTTATTAGCTTCATTATTATACAAGCTTTCTAGTACTGAAAAGTGTCAGTTTCTGGGTCGTAGGTTGGTCTTGTAAATGTTTTTGTTTCTGGATTGTATCTCCATCCAGTTTTAGCCTCTCCATCTTTTATTCTCATATAGGTTGGTTGAGATAAGTACTGTGCTGCAGTTTGACCATCTACATTTAATACTTGATAAACAATATTATCAATCAACATAACTACGTCAAAAGGTAAGCGTTCTGGTTCTGGAAAAGGCTTAACTATTTCGGGAACTTCTTTTTCTAACATAATTTTATCCTTTAAATCTTTTCAATCGTAATTTCATCTATTTCATATCCTTGGCTTGTAGGGGATGGTTCTACAATTATACCATAAGAGGATGAAAGTGTCACGCCAGTTGGTGTATAAACTAGGTCTGATCCAATTTTTCCAGTAAGATCAACATTTGCATATGGCTCAACTGTTATCTGAGATCCGCTTGTAGTTATTCTCATAGAGTTAACTATTGATGTTCCAAGGCTAGATACCACCCACTTGGTTAGCTCTGTAACAGTTCCTGCAACAGACTTTATGACTCTGATATATGATGGAAAACAGGTTTGACAGTTGCAACTGACATTAGTAAACGATACACAGCTCCAAGCAGTACATGTATATGCTGCACAGTTGTATGCTCCAGAGCAAAAGCCTCCACTACAAGTGTTATAAGCACCAGTTCCTGTTGGTGCATTTGTATTGCCTCCACCAGTGGCTGGATTCCAGCCTCCAGGAACTACTGGATTGTTTCCAGTAAAAACTGTATTTTGATTATTTCCGCCTCGTGTGTTGTAAGATGCAATACTTGAGGCTCTACAAAATCTATTTCCTGTTCTATCACAGGCATTCCATCCAGAGCAAGGGCGTGTAAAGTTTCTGGTATTCCACGCAGTACAGTTTCCTCTTGGTGGAGTATTTCTCCATGACCTACAGTTTCCACCACCAATAGCAACGGGAGGATCAAAAATTGAACAGTTTTGTGGATTACAGTTTCCTGTATTCCAAGCGTTACAGTTATAGTTGTTTGCATTTCCTCCAGTATTAAAGGCATTCCAGCCTCCTGGAGCAAAATTTGGATTTCCTCCTGAGAAGTTTTGATTGTTTCCAGTATATGCATTTACGGTTCCTGGATTAAAGTTTTGGTTTTGAACTGTGTTACATGGTCCATTAATACAGTTTCCAGGAGTACTACAATATCCAGTAGTACAAGGAGTATTTACGGGCAGTGTGGCACATTCTGTACAAGTATCGCATTGACAATTTTCTCCAGAATCAATTCCTGTCGTAACAGCCCACCAGTTATTAGTATCCGAAATCCAAAGTGCTGCACCTGTTCCAGGAGTTGTTCCCTTCAAAGTAATAACCACATCTTGATCGAGTGGGGAATCTGGCATTGTAATAGAAGCAATTGGATATGTGCTAACAGAAGAAGTTGTTTTAGCTTTATTTCCAAAAATAGTAAATACTCCACGAAGAGCTGTCCATTTACTACCATCTGTTGCCTCTCCAAGTTCTCCTGCATTAGATCTATTAAAGTTATCTACGAACACATTACGGACTGCTGATGCAATTGTTGATAAATTTTTAAACAGGAACATAGTTTATACCGTCAAATCTCCAATTAAAGCCCATGTATTGGTGGCTCTTTTTACAAGGCTTGCAGCAGACCAAGTTGCTCTTAGTTTAGCTCCAGGAGTAGCGTTTACGGTCACACCAACTGCTCCAGAGATAGTTGTCTGACCAGCACCTGTTTGAAGCACTGAAATCTGAGTACCGATTGGAAAGGCATGGGATGAATTTAAGGGGACTTCAAGGGTATTTCCTTGTCCAGTAGAGGTATTCATTTCAATCATCTTACCGTCATCTGCTAAAACTAACGTATACTTATAAGTGTTTCCAGAATTTAGAGTTGGAGCATTTGTATCAATATGTGAGACAACATTTCCAGCAGAATAAACCGTTCCAGTAAAAGATGGAGCATTTAAAAGTGCATAGTTGCTTAGTGTAATTGTTGCCCATGAAGCAGTAGTTCCATCAGTTGTTAGATATTTTCCTGAATTTGAAGACTGTGATGGAAGAGCATCTAGGGTAGCCCATTCAATTGTAGTTCCAGCAGAATTAACTTTAAGTACTTGGTTTGGCTGTCCAAGTAATCCATCAACAAGGGTTTCTCCGAATACATTAACGTCATCTAATACGGTTACGTCATTGTTAGCTAGTAAAGAATCTACTGTTAATGGCTCAGTAGAATAAAGGTGGTTTAGTTTGTTAAGTCCCACGTTTTCCTCCTACTATGCTTGGGCTTCAGTCCAAGAAAGCCTTCCGTTAACTGTAGCAGTTGTTACGCCAGAACCAGAAAGGTTTCTGATTGCTATTGTTACAATGTCTGGTCCATCTGGGAAAACATTAAGTTCTGTAGTAGAGGCAGTATTAGTTGTACCTCCACCAAGAATTGAGTTTCCAAGATCTCTAACAATTCCAAGATCTTGCTGAACAACGCTTGCTTCACCAGACTGAGTAGATACAAAGAATGAGAAGATTGGCTCTCCACCAACTAGGGTTGTGTTTACTGCGTGATAGCAAACTTGAGACAAGCTTGATCCACCAACATTTTCCCAAGTGTTTCCAGTTGCAGTATTAAATCTTGGATTTAAGACAAGTTCTACTAGGAATGCTCCTGGGTTTCCAGCAGTTCCAGCAACCAAGCTTAGAACATCCATTTGTCTTAGTCTTAACTGCATTCTATTAATAAGTTCTCTTTCTCCAAAAACTCCAACAACTCCGTTATCTACAGACGGAGCAAGTCTTAGGCTGATAAGAGCTGATCTGGTTGTTGTGCTTCTTGGAACAACAACACCATTTTTCATACCTGCCTGGAATACGAATGACTTATCATCATCATATCCACCATCCATGATTACTGAGGAGCCCCAGTGACTTGTTCCAGTAGCATATTGTCTAGAGTATAGATCTACTCTTACAGGTGCCGTTGCGGAGTATGTAAACGATTGTGCGGTTCCATTTCCACCACCAGTAGCACCAGAAACTGGGTTAATGACTACGTTGCTTAGGGCTCTTGTTAGACCTGTAAAGGTTGTAGCAGTTTTTCCTGTGTAAGAAACATACTCAATTTCCTGTGCAGTATTTCCAGCTTTTGTAATTGAAAGAGTTCCAGTTGATGGGAATCCTACAGTACTTGCAACTGACATGCTAGTAGCAACATTTGAAAGCGTTGCTGAAAGTTTTGTAACTGGTGCATCTGCTGCTGCCTCATAGCGAGAAGGAAGGTTTCCAGAACGCATATAGGCTTCTGTCTTAACATTTGCGTGTGTCATTCTATGGCAATAAACAACCTCTCCACGCTCATCCTTAAATCCAAATCTAATTGCACCTGCACCATACCAAGCATAGTCAAGGTAGAACATCTGCATCTTAGCTAAATCAACTGTTACACCTGACGGACCAGTTCCATCTAACTTATCAATGTTCCAATCAGACTGTGCAACCTTGGTGTCAACAATCTTGCTTACGATTCCACCAGAAGCAATGGTCTGACCACGGTATTCTGGGAACACATAAAGCTCAGTATTACTTGTAATAGACTGAACTTGATAGGTTGCACCTCTAATAGAGATTCTATCTCCTGGGTTTAACTGTTCAGAGAATCTGGTATCAGTTCCTGTAATAGTTGGAGATCCCTGTGTTGCTGCAACTATACCAGAAATTTGATCTGTACTAGAACGTCTTACTGCGTATAAAGTTTGTCCATCAAATTCAAAGAAGAATCCGTTTTGTTCATCAAACATACCGATTCTAGTCTGACCACCGAACCACGATACTGGTGCGACTGTAATTGGGAATCCAGTTGCTGGAGTTGCAGATGGAACTGAGGATGCTGTGTACTGGAATTCTTTAGGTCCAGTAATTGCTGTAACTGCAAAGGTTCCGTTATAGGCTGTTTCATTTGCACCTGTTACTGTTACCTGTGCACCAATTCCAAGGAAGTGTTCGTATCTAGTTTTTACCGTAACGGTTGTGCTAGATGAAGAAATTAAATCAACTGCGAATACTGGCTTCATCATAGATCCAGTTGAGAACTGAATGCCCTTACCTGACTGGTATCTAAAATATCTTCTTGTCTGTCTTATAATTTTTGATCCAGGAGCAGAAGAACCAGTTGTAAACTTCACTCCACCATCAAATGGTCTGTGGACAGATAGTGTTCCTGGTCTACCAGTTAAGGACTTTGCAACAGCAGTGATTGCACCAGATGGTGCATCAATTACATCAAAAGTGAATGTATTTGTTGTTGGAGTTGTTTTTACTTCCCAAGCACCATTTGGTGGGTTAGAAGAAGCTGCAGTGGTACCAGAAACATAAATCAAATCTCCGATGCTAAGACCATGAGCATTTGTAGTTGTTGCTGTTACTGTTGTGCTAGAAGCTGTAAATGCAGCACCAGATGAGGTGCTAAGTGGGATCTCTGATCCTGTGTAGTTAAAAGCTTTGTAGGCAAAAGTCTTTGTTGCATCACGAACTGATCCGTTAGCAACGTTTGCTCTTGCATAGTAGGTAAAAGTATCATTAGAAACTGTTGTTGTGGAAACGCTTCTTACTAGATACCAACCGTCTGCATTAACATCCAAGGTATCCTGAATGAAGAACTTATCTCCAACAGAAAGACCGTGGGCTGCAGTAGTTACTACTGTTACAAGTCTAGAAGATCCAGTTCCTGTAATTGAAACAAAAGTGTTTGTTCCTCCAGAAGGCTGTGCAATTGGTGTCTGAATATCATAGAAAGCTGATGGCTTATTGTTTGTAAGGCTCAATACTTCCCATTTAGTTGGCTGAGTTCCATACTCAAAGTCTGTATCAATTAAAGAAGTAGGTTGGGAAACTCTAAACTTTCCAACAGGATCCATGTATGCTTCATCTGGTTGGAAGCTTTCAGCATATTCATCAACTGTGATTTGAAGCTTGTCTGTAGCAGACATTGCTGCTGTATTGTAGTTAAGAACAACAGTTGTTGTGGCTACGTTGTTTGAGTCAATGGCTGGGGTATAGCTTGTTGCTTTAAGACTAGGGTCAGAGAAGTTATAGATAACCTGGTTGGTGGTTACGTTTGTAATTAATACCAGTCTTTCCCTTGGAATGTGATCTGGGATTACAATCGTTCGTGTTGACGGAGTGAATGTATAATTCGTCTCGTGAAGTACTTTTCTAGCCATTGTTTATGCTCCTAATAATATATCCACTGCTTTGAATGGATACCCTTTCTTTATTGAATTTACATTTGGTCCAAGCATTAATCTTGCATCAAAAGTTGATCCTACTGGTGGTACTTCAGAAAATGCGATGTAGCCATCTGAGTCTACCATAAAGCCTTCTCTTGGTAGCATAGATTGCCAGACATATTCTGGAAAGTCCACTGTTTGAATTATACCATTTATAGTTAACAAAAGCCTGAGAGGGTTGTTAATTGCTACTTGTTCTCCTTGGAATTTTGGAACAAATCTAGAATCCATATCGTTAAACTCATACCTCAAGTCATCCAGTGGAATAATGTCTGGAAGGTATGGCAAACTGGCAAAAATTAAATCGTCTACATATTCTTTGTTTGCTGCATCAGTATCATCTGTAGGAGACGGAACTGTAACATGACCAGTAAATACTGGATCGTTTGTTCTGGCTATTTCAACATCAATAAAGTCTTTATCAATTGGGGTTGCTGCCCAAGTTCCTGTTGTAACATATCCAAGTGTGCTGATGTTATTTGGTACACCAGAGTATTGTGCAAGAACTATATTGTCAGTTCCAATTTTTATTGCACCACTAGGGGTTGTCGATGTTCCACCAAGAGAAACAACATAAGAGTCGTTTGCAGAGCTGGTTCCAGAGGTAACAAAAATATATGCACCATTTTTAATAATACCGTTGGTTGAAGTGTTTCCATTAAAGTCTGTTGCTCTTGTAAGAATAAATGGATCATCTCCATCACCAGCAAATGTTACAACATAAATACCATTATGCTTTGCATCAGTTTGATTTTTAATAAGAACTCTTTGACCAGCTTCTACCTCTGGTCCATCAAGTATTAGTGCTCCGTCTACATTTCCAGTAAGAGTTGCTCCAACTCCAAGACCACCAGATGAATCGCTGGTTCCATTTGCGTATGTTGCATTTAGATTTGCGGAAGAAACATAAACAACCTGAGCCTTTACAGTAATTCCAGCAGCTAACGCATCTACATATCCCTTGGTTGTAGCGTGACCTGAACTTGTTGGAGTTGGTACAGTAACAGTTCCAACAAAATTTGTAGAAGGATAAACAGAAACTGTTCCAGTTGCTCCACTTGTTGAAGAACCAATGTTAATATTTGTTTCTGATCCTGAAGCACCACCAGTTCCAATGTTAATTGTTTTAGTAGCTGTTGTTGCATTTCCAAATAAAGTTGCAGTAAGTGATCCAGTTGGCGTTCCACCCAAATTAAATGTTGTGGCTGCACCTGCAAAATTTACAGTAGTAGCGGTAGTGTTAAATAAATCTAAAGATGTGCTTGTTGTGGCTATTGCAGGAGTTCTAATCGTAGTACTTCCACCAGCATCAGTTCCTCCTATAATTAATGTTGTTGCTGCACCAGCAAAATTAACTGTAGTAGCAATGCTATTAATTAGGTTAAAGGTAGTTGTTCCAGATATTAAAGATGTGCTAATTGTTGGAGAGGAACCAGTTATATAAGAATTTGTGTCAATAGACCAGCTGTCTGGTCCAAGTCTTTTTAATAGACCAACTCCAGAAGTTATTGCTGCAATTGCACTAAGATCTCCGTCAACTGGTTGATATCCAGACAAAGAAGATGATAGTGCATATGTACTTGAGTCATAGGACCATGTTCCTGCTGTATTTTTTAGAAGACCAGTGCCAGAACCAAGAGTATCAATTCCTGCAAGATGTGAACTGTAAGCTTGAACGTCTGTTCCAATTACAAGACCTAAAGATGTTCTTCCAGAGGATGCATTAAGACCTGTTGATCCTCCGTCCCACTTATTTCTGTCAGTATATGCGGTGTCCCAATTAGAAGAATTATTAGTTACTGTAGTGTATGTTGAATCTGTTCCACGAACAACAATTCCAGTTGTTGACAATGCAGAAATATTTGTAAGGTCTAAATCTTTTGGTTGGTAGTCTGATATGGCATCAGCCTTGGTTAAATATGTAGCTTCTGCTGTTGCTGTTGAGAGCAAGTTACCAAGTTGTGTTTGTATGGAAGATGTTACTCCATCTAGGTATCCTATTTCTGTAGATGTAACATTTCCAATACTTGTTGTTGATGGAAGAATTACTATGCCAGTAAATGTTGGACCAGATAATGGAGCGTATGCGGTTAGATCTAATTGAATAGCTGGAACTTTTCCTGATGGATCATCAAGTGTCGCTACGCCACCTACAATACCTTTTGCACTCATAGGAATGTAGCCAGTTGTAGAGTTGCTTATGTCTTCAACTCTTGCAATTGTATCTGGTATAACTGCATCTGAAATTTCTCCGCCAGTAAGTGTTGGCTTTGAGTCTAGCTGAGTTTGTATAGCAGAGGTTACGCCATTTAAATATCCAACTTCTGTAGCACTTACGTCACCAATTGATGTTGTGGATGGCAAGACAACTATCCCAGTAAATGTTGGTGCATCTTTTGTAGCAAAACTTGTGGCAACAAACTCTGTTGTTGCAATTGCAGTACTATTGTCTCCAGCTGTTGGAGTTACAGAAAGTGGGGCTCCAGTAAAACTTGGACTGTTAATTGTTGCATAGCTAGCAAGAGCAGAGCCTAGAGCATAAGAATTTCCATCTACGCTAAAACCATCACCAACTTTTTTTACAAAGCCTTCTCCAGTTAGTCCAGTGATTGAAGTTAAGTCTGGATCAAATGCTTGTACATCTAAGCCAATACTATTTGTAGTAAGAAGGTCTGCTTCTGCTGCAGTTTGATTTTTCCATAGACCAGATGTTGTGTCATATGCAAGCACTTCATTGTCTGCTGGTGTTCCATCAATTAAAACATCATGCATCCATTCTAAGTGATTGTTTCCTGGAACAATTCTTACTGCAATTTGTCCAGTGGATGCGTGACGAACGGTAATAAAAGCAACAGCCAGGTCGTGTTGTGGTCTTACCTTAGTAAGTTTTCCAGCAACAGTTGGGTGAGCAAAAAGAATATCTCCTTCAGCCCAAGTTTCATCACCAACGGCAATTGCACTACTAGTATCTCCTCTAGTATCTATTCCCGTTAAAGTTCCAAAACTTATTACTTCACCATTAACACCATTAGAAATATTTGCAGTAGCCATACCCATAACAGTTAGTTCTGAGTTAATTCCTCCAACTGCTGCAAAAGGCTCTACGTCTATTCTTCCACTAGACTCTGCTCCTGAAGCAGAAACTAAAGTTCCCTTTAATATTGTTGATCCAGTATTATTTCTAACTAAATAAACAGAACTTGTTGAGGCTCCACCGTCAAAACCAATAGCTGCCCATGCACCATTTGCATATACTTTTACAGCATCATTGGTAGTATTATAATAAACATCACCCTCATTGGCAGTTTCAGGATCAGATGCTAGATTTAGCAGGTTTATGGGGTTTAAAAATTTTTTGGATGCCATAGATCTATTTTATCATCTATTTATGCGTATGGCACCTAGCTATCATATATGATGTATGATACGGGACTGTTAATTTTGTCGTCCAAACTCTTCTGAATTCTAATCTGTTGAATGGCGGTATCTTCAGCAACCTTCTTAGATTGAAAAACTACTCCCTTTAATCCACACCTAACTTTAACCCACTCATTAATCCCAGTTCTTCTTTGAACTGATGCCTTATAGGTTCCTTTTTCAGGCAGGTATGTAATAACTGCACGATACTGATGTTCTTCTACAAGCATCTCATCTTTTAGTTTGCGATTAAACATTATCAAACAACGCTTTCTTTAGTGCTGGCTTTGGCTTAGCCCCAACAATATGCTTTAGTTTTTCTCCACTATTGTATAGCATAATAACTGGGATGCTATTGATGCCAAGTGCTTGTGCAAGTTCTGGACTCTCATCAACATTGATCTTTAGCAAACGAACATCCTGCTCTTTAGATAGTTCTTCAATTACAGGTGTTAACATCTTGCATGGTCCACACCACTCAGCCCAGAAGTCCACGAGGGTCTGACCTGACTTAACTTCTTCAATAAATTCTACTAGATTCATTACGACACTACTCCATTGTTTCTTTTGTTTTTTATTTTATATTCTGAAGCTCTACCAGAGGATGTTCCTTTGTATGTGGCTTCAATCATCATACGATTATACAGCAACTCTTTTTCTGCTCTTTCAATTTGTTTATCCCAGCCAAACTTTTGTTTCTTTTCTCTTGGCTTTCTTGGCTGCCTTGGTTTTCTTGGCTGTCTCATAATTTAATCCTTTTTTATCTTGAGCCCCTTATCCGATTTGAACGGATGACCTACGCTTTACAAGAGCGTTGCTCTACCACTGAGCTAAAGAGGCAATTCTTTATTTATTAATACTTGTCGTGACTTACTTCGTGTTTTTCATCAATATACTTATGAATCTTTTTAAGTACTCGTGATTTTGAAATAGCAAACAATGCTACTGCAAATACAATGTTCCAAAAAAATTCTGCAACAACATGCTCTAGTCCAAACATTACTTCAAACAGTTCGCTTGTATGTTCTTCATGTTTTAATTCTTCACCTGTATAAATCATCTCTTAATTCCTCGCTTTACATATCCTGTTTTCTTTTTGTTCATTGAACCTGGCATGTTGTATCCACCTCTTTGTGGCACATTGTTTTTACGAACCTCTAAGGCTGCAAGAATTTTATCATGGTGTTTTCCCATTTAAATGTTTTCTCCGTTGTTTTGTTTTAGGTACTTAATAACTTCTTCTAAAGCATTATTCCATCCATTAACAAAAGCCTGAAATTCTGGTGATTGAACAGCTGGAGCTTCTTCGTGTTTCATAGGAATAATTTCTTCGATTAAAAAATTTATATTAATTTCTGACATAGGGAATAGTATAGCAGAAGCCCCTGACAAAAGTCAAGTCAGGGGCAACACTATTTTTTATAACTTAAGATGCAAGAATATTGGCAGGATCAATGTCCTTACCTGCACTCCATCGAATGTTGTCTCTCATTTCAAAATGAAGATGAGGACCTGAAGAGTTTCCTGTGTTACCAGACTCTCCAATATGCTGTCCCTTTGTTACTTTGTCTCCAGCCTTAACTAGAGCCTTTGAAAGGTGTGCATAGATTACCCAGCCACCCTCAACTTTTTGTACCAATTGAGTGCCATAGCTGGCACCCCAGGATGCATTCTCAATCTTGCCATCTGCAACAGCAACAATGTCTGTTCCAACTTTGCAAGCATAGTCTACTCCTGTGTGGTAGCCCTTGCTCCACATTTTTCCAAGCTTCTTGTAAGGTGTTGTAACCTTACCTCCCACGATTGGTGAACCCATTTAGAATCACTCTTTCCTTATAAATTAGGTATTTAACCCAAATCTATTATATCCTAGATAGGACTTGAAGACGACTTTTCATTAATAAAGTCTCTTTCGTCTATGATTTCATAGGAAAATTTAACAAGAGCATCTTCATTTTTTGCATAGTGGTGCCCGCAAAAATATAGTTCTCCCGCTACGCCTTTTACAAGGACAAATGCTTGAGCACCACATCTGTCACATCTATCTGCTATTAGTAACTTTCGTTCCTGTTTTTCTTCTACAGTTGTTTCCATTACATCTCCTTAGATGTTTCTTAGTTTAATTATACTCTAAAGTCCCCAATAAGAGATTCGAACTCCTGACCTAACGGGTAGAAACCGTTTGCTCTATCCAGCTGAGCTAATTGGGGGTGGGATGTGTCAGACTTGAACTGACGACTGGCAGATTATGAGTCTGCTGCTCTGACCAACTGAGCTAACATCCCTAATATTAAATTAGAGCGAATGGAGAGAATCGAACTCTCACCGTCAGTTTGGAAAACTGAGGCACTACCATTATGCAACATTCGCATGTCAGCTTGCCATGCCACTTAACATGTGGGAGTATATGCAACTGACAAACATATACTGCTATAAGCAGGTGGAATAAGGATTTGTGATCCAACCACCTGGAACTCGTTGCAATTGCATTAACATCAACCAGTACGAGTTCAGTCCTGGGCTATCTTGGTCTAATCAGATTACAGCCTGACGACTTTGAGTTTGCTCCCCAACCTAGACTTGAACTAGGAACATTCAAATTAACAGTTTGACGCTCTGCCGATTGAGCTATTGGGGATTGGTTATTTAATTTTAGTATTTAAATTCTTTAATCTTACTTGTCTTTAAATGATTATCAACATCATGTTTCTTTGCTGGGCTTTCTGCTCTTCCATAATGACCATCTATTTCTGTTATACCTGCTTGTTGAGATGTTCTATGATTTGCATACATATCGTATTCTTTTTTAAATTCTGGATAGTCTTCAATTCCTGAAACTAAAGTATCAAATTGCTCAACGTATCCTCTTTCTACTGGAAAAAAACTAAACAATGGCTGATCTTTTTCAAACTTAATTTTTCCTGGTTTAATAAACTTAAAGTTATAAGTAAATGTAAATGGTAGCCAGTCTGTTTCTACAACACCGTCAAGTGGCTGTATGCCATTTGCAATTAAGTTTGGAATCCCACGAACATATGTAGAAACTCCTGGACTTGTTTTAATAATAAAGTCTGGAATCAAACTTAATATTCCATGACCAAAATTAGTTGCAGTCATTTTAAAATCTTCATTACTATTTTCTGGAGGATTTATTACTGTTACTGAAAGATCTGACCCTAAAGGTCCACCGTTCCATTCTGCTGTAAAATCCATTGGACACAAAACATACCACCCATAAGTATTTCCAACATTTAATGGAGTACAACGATAGGCATTGTTGTGTGTTTCATCCATCCAGGTTCTTTTTACTTTTGGATTTACTACTTTAAAAAGTTTGTTTTCTTTGTCAAAGTATCTTAACTCAATTGTTTTTTCTGAATCCATAGCCTCTATCTTACACTATTGGCATGACATTTGTCAAGTCTATTGGTCGTCTCTTTTTTTCATTTCGCTAAGCTCCCACAAAAGAAGTCTTTCTTCTTTTGTAAGATTAGGAATTTCTTCATAGTTTAGGGTAACATCAGTTGGAATAATTAACCATTCTCCATCTTCTGTCATTGTCATTTCAACATATCCTTTTTGCCAAACAGAAAATAAAAGTTCGTTTGTAAACTCCATGTGGGCTTCAAAAATATCTGGATAGTCCTCAATTAAATCCTGTGTCATTTTGTAGATTGGCTCGCCATCTTCATCAATGCCAACGCTTTGTATGTAGTTGTGTTTGATCATGTAATCCATCATTTCATCATACTCTTCACTTGAGAAGTCGTCTGGGATTTCCACTAAACCATTCCTATTCCATTTAAATATCTGAGAATATCATCTGGAGCCTGTCTATTTCTTTCAAGGTCTCTTTGTAGAATATTATCCCATTCTTTTTGTTTGTTGTCAAGTGCTTGTTGTTTGTATGTGTGAACTTCTATTTCTCTTCCGCCCTGCCTTCTTGGAGTTAAAGCAATAGCATTATATATTGCACCACAAACAGCATCTGCAAGATCCTTAGATCCCTTTCTTGGGTGATCCACCTTGTCACGAATAATTCTTAACTGTAATAACTCTTCTATTAGCAATCTAATTGCTGGACCTACTAGTCTTTCTTCTGCTACAAGCATCTGCATATCTTCATAGTGTTTTTTTGCAACAGATAAGGTTTCTGAGTTCATACCACTTGCCTTTAACTCATTCATAATATCAAGAGAGTTCCATCTGTCAAATGTTACTAGTTTAATTTTAAACCCACGGTTTCTAAGATCTAAAATATAATTTTTTACATCCTTAAAGTCTACAGTTTTATCTGCAGTTGGTGTCCACCATCTAACAGCATCAACAACTACTAACGGATTTATTACATCATAATCATTAAAGGTTGTAATTTTTACAAACTTTTCAACGTGAGCTAAAGCAACTGCACAATGGTCGTGCTTTTGTGCAAGGTCAACATGTATAAAGTATTCTTTTTCATCATCTGGAACAAACCACTCTGCAAATCTTCCGCTTTCATCTATTGCAAGTGATGGTTGATTAAAGCATGCTTCAATTTTTTCTTTTGATCTAAAGAATGCATCTACAGCATCTGGAGGCATACATGCAAATCTTGACAAAGCATCTGTAGGATTTGTATAAAACTGAATTTTAAAATCTTCTATTTTTCTTGTTGGATTTATTTCCCATGTTGGTCTGCGTAGGGCAAAAACTTTAGGAAACTTGTAGGCACTAATGTGATCTTCTTCCCACTGAATAGTAAACTCATTGTTTGAATCTTCAACTTCTAGTGTCTCATCTAATTTAAAAGTATGCTCACGAATAATTGTTTCTTTGGCTGCAATTACTGCATCATATCTTTGTTGGATATAGTCATTGCGGTATCTTGGGAATGAAAGCAAAACTACTTTACCAAAATCTGGGAAACGAGAATCTACAGAGGCACGATACATATCATAAATTGCCTGACCAGTTTTTGCTTGATCATGACCTGTTGTATTGTCAATAGCAAATCCAGAGATCTCATCAAGAATTACGCAAAGTACGTTGTATCCCTCCCAAGATTCTCTTTCAGAGTGTCCTGAGTGGCAGGTAATTCCTTTATCAAAACTTACTGAACCTGCGGTGTAGGAATACTTTCCTTGAAACCAAGGGGACTTATCAATTCTATTTTTTAAACCTTTAAAGAAAACGTTCTTTGCTTGCTCAGCGTTAATAGCAATATTAAGAATATCAATAGAGTCACCTGGAGGTTTGCCATAATACTTTGCAGGATCCTTTAAACATAAAAGAAGGTAAACCATATAGGAAACAGAAATGGTTGACATGTAGTCTTTACCAGACCCTTTTCCAAGCTGAAGCACTACTTCATTGCAAGTTTGTTTTGATATCTTGGTACCTTCTTCTTGACCAAAAACATTAATTAAAGTTTCTTTTTTATAAATTTGACTCATTGCTTTAATTGCAGTGTATTGATAATCAGAAAGCGGTGGTAGACCTAGGTAGTCTCTAGAAGTTACAAACTCTTCTAGGGCTACTGGCTTTTCGTCAAATTCATCTCCACCAAGAAGATCAATCATGTCTTCAAACACTAGAGTGCCTCTGCTTGTCCCGTTATTTTACTTAACCTTGAAGAAACTTGAGGCTTACATTTTTCACAGGATGAAACAACATCTCTAATAATTTCAACAAGCATCTGTTGCTTTTCTTCTGTTTCAATAATTTGTTCTGCTAGTTCATTGTTATCTAGCACACCTGCTTTTTGTAGCATGTCCATTTGTTTTTGTTGAATATCAGCAATTAGTTTTAGGGCTGATGTTTTTTGTGGCAGCTGTGCAGTTAGGTCTGCTTGCTCTACTACATCCCAGGCTTCTTTAATAAGCATAGAATAGTGCTGATCTGCACCTGCAAGAGCTTCTCTGGCTCGCATTTGAATTTGTCTGTCACTTTGGATAACTGTACGCCATTCATTTAAATACTCAGTTACCTCAGATCTTTTAAATCCAGTAATTGTAGCAATTTCATTAGGGTTCGTGTTTCCACGAAGAAATTCTTCAACAACCTTGTTGATTCTTTCCCAACGTTCTGCTAGCTCAATTTCCGCTGCCATTCTTCTTAATCCTTTTCTTCTTAGGTTTAATTATACCCTTTAAATCCCACAAATAAAAGGACCTATATCCAGTAGGACCAATAACATCAATCCATTCCATGCCAGAATCAGTATTCTTTACATATTTTTCAAACCTAAACTCTCCACGAACATTCTTTATTTTAATAGGTGTTCCTGGAACAATTAAGTCTTTGCCATGCTGATGTTCAAATTTTACATCCCAATTGGGATTATATTTAATTACCGTTGTTTTCTTTGCCATTAACGAAATCCGCCAGAAGTTGGTGCCCATACAGCAACGTTTCCGATTGTCCAACTTCTTGCCAAAACATTTCCACATTCATGGCATTGTTGATGGTCTCTGTCATCAACCCTAACATTTGATCTTGTAATAGTTTGATCGCACTCTGCACAGGTGTACTCATAGGTAGGCACTATCTACCCTCCAGTCTATTAATTTCATCGTTAATGTAAAAAATTGCTTTTTGTAAATCCTCAATTTGCTTTTTATCATCCTTAATTCCAGCTCGCCAAAGATATTTAAAGGCATTGCCAATGTTAAAGTTTCTGTGACGTGTAATCTGAATACACTCAACGCCAGATGGGTCAGTTGTGTAGTGGATAGGATGATTTACTTGGTCTACTTCAATATGAAATTTATCTTCATACTCGTGCATTTAATTTTCCATTCTTCTGTAAAGATCTTTTAGCCCCTTTAGTGTACCAATGTCCATATATTCTCCGTCATTTTTAACTGCTTGAATATTAAACCTTGAGGTTATCCATTCCTGAATTTGTTCTCCTGGATGGTTCTTGCTTGGGTCTACATATCTTATCATATTTTTTCGGAAAAGTAAAGTTCCCCATAAATATTCATATTCACAATTGTTTGTTTTGTCTTTTGAGGCTACTACCTTGTTGCCCGATAAAGATACCTGACCAACTCTTCCTCTAAGTTCTTCTGGACAATTCCAAACTCCTAAAACTAAATCTGCGTTGTCTTGATTTCTTTTAAGTTCTGAGTAAATGTTCTTTGTTGAATTTAAGATATAAGTATCAGGCATTCCAACAAGCACAGTGTCATTATAGTCGCCTATCATGAAATTAATTGCGTCAGACATCGTTGAGGGCTCTCTAACGATAAGCTTTATGTTCATGTCCATGTTCTGAATAATTGGAACCCACTCAGGTCTTGTTGATACACGAACTTCGTCACATACTTCAAGCATTTGATTTACATGCCATTGCAGCAGACATCTATCATCGCTAATTGGCAAACAAAATTTTGGTATCCCACCAATCCTAGATGCCTTTCCTGATGCAGGAAGAACTCCAATTGTAGGCATTATTCTTTCCAGTCTTTTGGATCAAACCCATCTTTATAGGATTGGTTTACTAGTGGATCTGCTTTCCAAGCAATGTATCCTTCTTTTCTTCCTGAGTCTCCCCAATACAAGTGCTTTACATGCTTATCAAGTAAGCATCTTGCCTTGTCTCCAGAAAAAGCAAAAAATCTATTTTGTTGTGCTAGCTCTGATTGATTGTATTCATGAGCCTTTATTCTTAAATCTCCTTCATGAGGAGGAAGCCCCATTGAATTCATTAGGCTGTCTGTAAACATTGCAACATCGGTATAGTAGTGAACCATGTTAGGAATATTCCAGTCTTCTAACTTTGATCTTTCAACACACAAATCTATTGCATCTTTTAAAAATGGATGACCTGACCTTGCTGCAATAACTTGTGTTGCATACCAAGGTGTGTCTCCTTCAAGGTCTACCACCATTTCATATCCCTGCGGAAACCATCTAGAAATTTTACTGATACAAGTTGTATCTAAATCAGCATACACTCCACCATGGGCATATAGGATTGCAAATCTCCATAGACCAGCCTTCATAACACCCATAGGCATTTTCATATAAGTGTCGTAAATTTCAGAATTATATTCGTACTTAAAAAAGTGCTCCCTATCTTCTGCACTCATGTAGTTATGTTCCCAAGAAGGATTTTGAGAAATCCAAGAGTTTATTCCTTCTTGTGCATATCCTGGAAGCTCTTCTCTTTTGCATTCATAGGTTTGCCAAATGTTTTTTTCAATCATCTTGACCACTTCCTCTGATTTCTAATTAAGTCAAACTCTACAAGATATCTGTAAACTGTTTGATGACTAGTCTCACATTCCTTGGCAATATCTTCAATAGTTTTTCTATCAATAATATATCTTTTTGTAAGCCAGGTCTTTGACTGATAAAGCTTTTTCATGATCTCTCCGTAAGTTTATTGTATGCGTAGTAAGCAATTCCAATAGCATCGCCAGTGTCATTGTCCGTAACACTTATGTTAAACTTATTGTTAAAGTAGTCCATTGTTTTTTGCTTTCTGCTCTCTCTTATTTTACCCTTATACCAGCTATCAGTCTTGCCTGGAAACTCCAGCCTAATGTTAGCCTTATCTGCTTTAGTTGGATTATTGTTTCCAATAAAAGACTGCCATTGAATTGGAGCAACGGTAATTACCCTTGTCTCAGGCTTTAGTAGTGATGCTAGTGATGCACCAACAATCATTGCAATTTTAAGTCCTGCATCTGCTGACCTAACCATAATTGCAGACTCAACTGCAACATAGTCTGGATCTACTAGAGATGCAATAGCCTCTGACTTTCTATGAGCATCTTTAACCTTGTCATAAATGTCAGCACCCACGATTGGCATCTTGCCAAACTTTACTGGCTTGTCATTTTCAAATAAACAAAATGCTAGTGAGGCAGTTGAAGCATCAATTCCCAAAACTTTGTGGGCACTAGACTTTTTTAGTACTGCTAATGACATTTGACATTGCCTCCATAGCTAAATATCTTTTATTTTTTTTATTTTTAGAGTCACAAACGGAACAAGTATCATCGGAGTTATATCTACTTAAGGTTGATCCACATCCACAAAGTCTTTCAAGACCGTTTAGCCTTGCCTTCTTTTGATAATACTTTTCCATAATTCTTTTGTTTGTTGCAATACGGCAGCATTCTCCAGAGCAATACTTTTGATTATGAGTTTTTGCATCAAACTTTAAGTTACATTCTTTACATACTTTCATGCTTGTCTAATTTCTAGCGGAACTATCTTATGTCTTCCATCTGGTTTTTCAAAACAGACTTCTTTAACTGGACAATAAGTGCAGGGAGCCTTGTCACCCTTAAATGGACGCTTAATGTTTTTCTTTTCTTCCCAAGCAGCACGAACTTCTTTCATCCAGTCAAAAATGTAATCTACATAGTCTAAGTTTTCTGGTGACATTACCATTGGGATTACGGTAATTTCGTGAGTGTTCTTGTTCTCATACAAAAAGAATCCTTCTTCAGCACCAGTAACTTTCATGTAAATAAGCAATTGAACAACGTGACTATCTGCTCCAGTTGAGGTGTCTTTTCTTAAAGTGTATTGATCGTCTTTAATTGTTTTAATTTCTCCAACAATTTCTTCACCTTCAACATCTAAGATAAGATCTATAAAACCACGAATTGGTGGGCTGTCTAATTTAATTTCACGTTCTGATTCTTTTAGGTATCCAGTCTTTGCAATAACCCTTTCAAGCCTTGTGTGTGCATCTGTACCGTTGTCCATTGCAGCAACACCTTGAGCATTAAATGTTTCTTTAAAGTCTGCACCATCAAAAGCAATTGACCAGTATCTGGGACACTTCCCATGACCATAGCCAACTGTAGATGGAGAAAAGGTAGTTTTTTTTCTATGAATATATCCAGTCTTTCCTTCTAGGTAAGCTCTGCCAATTGCAAGCCTAAATTTTTTTGCATCTAGCTTTGTGTTCTTTGGCTTTTTTGTTAATGTTCCAATTAAGTTTCTAGCCACTAGGCACCAAGCCTTGCAATATACTTTAAGGAATCCACAAGCTTGTCTAGGGAATCTCTCATAGAGTAGTACACATGCTTCTTAGTGTTGTTAATACTTCCTGATGGTCCCTTTTCTACAGTTGTGTACCAAGTAGCAAGCATTCCAAACTTTGCACTCATAGCCTGTAGTTTGCTAATTAAAACTACTGCTTGAACAGATGGAATGTCTGGCTTCATCATAATCTTAACAACAATAGCCATTGCCTCATCGAGGTCCTTATCTTTCATAAACTCGTGAATATCATTAAATTCAGTTACCTGACTAATATAATCAAGGGTTGATTCCATTTGCTCTCTCCATTAAATCCTCTAGCATTGCCCATTCAATGACTGCTAGTCTTATCTTTTGCGTTTCCCCAATTGCCAACAGCAATGCTGGAGACTTAGTATTATCAGTTCTTAATGTGTCAGTTACAATCTTTGCCCAGACATCTTGACTTAAGGTAAAACTTTTTCCTGCTTCTTTTACATCAACAATGAACTCATCAAGTGATCCGTCACCTTTTTGATATTGTCCACGACCAGAATTTTTATGTGCCTTAGCACCAATTCTTTTTAGTTCGCCACGTTCGCTCATAGTTTAATTTCATTTCTATGATTACTAGAACAAACATAAACTATTACTAATTCATCTTCATTAAGCTTTGCCTGTCTTAAATGCTCGTTACAGTCTTGACACATGAATGTTCCAAATATTGTATCTACGCCAATATCTGCTTGTCTTTCTGAAGACTTTATAAAATCTTCTGGGTTAATGCTCATAACTTGCTGTATACCATGCTTTCTAGTGTGTCAAATACTGCTGGGTTTTCTTTTACATAGTCAATGACTTTTGCACGACCCTGCAATCTTTGGTCCATAATAGTATACCAGGCTCCACCACGTTCAATGATTCCCATCATTTCTGCAACATCAACAAGATCAGCAACCTTGTCTACCCCAACCATATCTCCTTGAAAATAAAAATCATACGATCCACCAATGAATTGTGGTCCAGTCTTATTATAGTCGATTGTCCAGTTTACTGGACGACCAACACGCTGTTCAATTAACTTATCTCCAACAGCAATCTTGTCTTTAATAGACGATGCCTCCGATTCTGAAGACCACAACTTAATAATTGTACTTGAAAAGAATTTAACAGCCATACCTCCAGTTGGAATATGAGTTGCATGCATTCCTCCAAAACTATTACGTTGCTGTGAAATTAAAACAAGCAAGGTATTTTTATTTGCATAGTTCATCATTTTTACAGCATGTGTCATGTCTTTTGCTTCTGCACCAATTTGCTTTGTGTTTTCAAGAGACTTTAGCTCTTCTCCATCTTTTTCAAAATAGATTGCAGGAAGAAGAGCAGAAATAGAGTCAACGACTACTAGGTCCACTCCTGCATTCATTAAGTCAACAACTACATCTACCATGTCGTTTACAGACTTTGCTGCAGAATAAATTAATTTGCTTGAGTCTACTCCAAGCTTTTCTGCCCACTCAGGTGAGTAGGATGCCTCAGAATCAATCCAGGCACAAGTCTTTCCTTCTTTTTGTGCTTCACCAATCATTTGTAAACAAAAAGAAGATTTACCTGCAGACTTATTGCCCCACACAAGAACCTGACGACCATATCCTAGCCCACCTTTTAGTCCTACATTTAAACTAAGGCTTGGTGTAGGTTGCTTTTCTGTTTCTACATCTACTGCTGACTGTACTCTTTTTCTTGTTTTTGGGTCTAATCTCGATAGGATATCTTCCATCGTTGTTTCTATTGCTTTTGTTTCTACCATTTTATTCTCCAATTTCCTATCTGTATATTATATCATCCCAGTACGCCATGCATTTTAGGGCGTTTACTATTAATAATTGTCTTCTTTGTAACCACATCTTCAAGAGAGTCTTTAGCTTCTCCAGCCATCACAAGACCTTGATACAAGTCAACAACACGAATAATGATATCCGCTAGTTCTTCAACAACCTCTTGCTGTCCTTTTTGCTTTCTAAGTGCCTCAAGAACTTCTGTTGCTTCAGAGTGAATCATTGCAATTTGTTTTGCAAAAAAAATAAATGGGTCTGCCTTTGACTCTACATTCTCATACATGTAGTCCCAAAATCCTTTTTCTGTTGCATTATGATGTACACTTCTTGCTAAATTGTCTAAGTTCATACTCTTTCAAATCCTTTCACAGTGACTGAGCCACTTGATGTTGTGTTTAATACTGGCTTACAAACGCCACCAGGCTTCATTCTAACTAGCGATTCTGCATATGCAGTTGGAAATACGACAACACTATACAGCTCTTTATCTTCATCAGCAAGAACTACGTTTGCCATCTTATCTCCCTTTTTTGTTTTTCTTGGAGTAAAGCTAATTACCATGTATTCTTTATCTCCAAGGCTCAATGTCCTTGACATTAAATATTTTATAAAAGGATTTGAGTTATCCTTTAGGTCTTCTGGTGTAGCAAAAGCACCAATTCTATTATCTGCAATTAAAAAGATATACATCTTTCCAGCTTCAATAGTGGTTTCTGATCTATCAAATACTCCAACGCTTCCTGTTTTGTCTACAACCTCAATACGGCTCCAGCCATCTCCACGCTTAATAGCCTTTACCATTCCAATAACTAGGAAGCAACCTTCTTCTTCATACTCTTCAATTGGTCTAGTGTATGCTTCAATCCATCTAGGAATATCTGTATGAAATTCTGGAATGTTAAGGTACTCGTAAAAGTTTTTGTTTTCTTCCCCAGTACGCTGGTTATCATTAAATGCTGCAGCACCAACTCTGTTTAGTGCATCTATAGCACGACTATTAATTCCAGAACCTTTCTTGCTTGCATGTTCCATAAATTCTTCATAGGAATAAAAAGGTCTTTTATCAATGATCTTCTTGCTAATGTTTTCAGAAATATATTTAATGTTTCCAAGACCAAACCTAATTGACTTTTCTTCAAGAGTAAAGTCAAGGTCTGACTCATTAATGTGTGGGAGCCTAATCTTAATTCCCATACGCTTAGCTTCAATTAAGTAGTCTGTGCGAGTATCTTTATCTTTTTCGTTCTTAAGAAGAGAATACATGAACTCGTGTGGATAGTAACGCTTAATCCATGCTGACCAATAAGAAAGCATAGAGTATGCAACAGCATGAGATTTGTTAAAAGAATATCCAGCGTGGGCTTCAAAGTCGTGCCACAAAGACTCTGCTTGTTTTTCTGTAACATGCTTGGAAGCACCCTTAACAAACTGTTCCTTAAACTTATCAAACTCTTTAGCATCTTTTTTCTTACCAATAATTTTACGAACTTTGTCTGCCTCTGCCATGGACATCCCACCCAAATGAACACAGGCAAGCATAACTTGTTCTTGATATAAAATACATCCGTAAGTATCTTTTGTAAAATCTTTTACAATGTCATGCAAATATTTTACTGGCTTCTTGCCTTTTTTACGAGCGATATACTCTGCACCAATAGTATTCATTGCACCTGGACGAACAAGAGCATTTGAAGCAGCAAGTTCATCAAAATTATATACGCCCATTTTTACAAGAAGATTTGTGTATGGAGTTGTTTCTGCTTGAAATACACCCTTAGTAAAACCTGCAGTTAAGTCTGCGTAAACTTCTCTGTCTGCTAAATCAATCTTTCTTAAATCTAGCTTTACTCCTTGGCGTTCTTCAATCATATCCATTGCATCGTGAATAACTGTTAAAGTTTTAAGTCCAAGTGCATCAATTTTAATAAGACCAATATCAGCAGCCTGTTCCATATCAACTGCTACTACTTGAACACGATCATCTGACTGAGTATCTTTTCTAGTTTCCATTGGAGCATATTTTGAAATGTTATCTTTGGCAGCCACAATTCCAGCAGCATGCATTCCTGTTCCACGAATACGTCCACGAAGCCTTTCTGCGTACTTAACTACTTCTGGATATTTCTGTCTAAACTCAGCAGTTGATTTATCACTAATAAAATCGTCCCATGTCTCAACACCTTTAAGTGCCTTGTTAACTTCTGGCAAAGGAATATGAAAAACACGAGCAACGTCTCTTACAACACCCTTATCCTTAAAAGTTAAGAATGTAGCAATAGATGCAACATGCTTGTATTGATCAGCAAGATAGTCCTTTACTTGACCACGTTTACGATCCTCATAGTCAGTATCAATATCTGGAAAGTCATTACGTTCTGGATTAATAAATCGGAAAAACAAAAGACCAAACTTAATTGGATCAACCTCAGTAATTTCTAATGCGTAGCAAACCAAAGAACCTGCTGCCGAACCACGACCAGGACCAACAAAAATATTATTATTTTTTGACCAACCAATCATGTCTGACACAACAAGGAAATACGAAGAAAAGTTTTTAGATTTAATAATCTCAAGCTCTTCTTTAAGTCTATCTAAATAAACTTTGTCTTCTCCAAAGCCACGCTTAATTAGACCTTCCATGGCTAGTCTTTCAAGTTCTGAGTTGGGGTCTTTATGATCAACTGGAAGCAGGTCTAGATTTTCTTTTAGGTCATAGGATCCAACCTTAGAACTAATTTCCATAGAATTTTCATAGAGATCGTCTCTATCAATTCCTTGGTCAATCATCTTGTCACGAACTGTTTTATGGTCCATTAAAAAGATGTCAAGGTCTTTAAACGACATAAAGCGATCACCATATAGGTAGTCTAGTCTTTCAATTAAATCTTTAATCTTTCTACTATCATCAAAGGTTGCCTCTTTTAAAACCTTTGGATGGGTTCCAAGAATAAGCATAATTTCTTCTGCAATCTTATCTTCTGGAGAAGCATAGTGACAGTCTAAAGTAACGGTACTCTTAACACCCATGTCATCTGCTAGTTTTAACATTTGTAAATTAAGTTCTGCAGGATTATGTGGTTGAAGTTCCATATAAAAGTTATCTTTAAATACCTGCTTAAACCAGTCAGTATGTCTTTTTGCTGCATCCATATTACCATTCTGAATTGCTTTAGCAATAATGCTATTCATACATCCAGACAAAACAATTAAGTCTTTTGAGTTTTCTTGTAGTACCTCAAAGTCAATTCTAGGCTTACTAAAGAATCCGTCATTCCATCCAATTTCTGAAAGCTTTGATAAATTTTGTAATCCGTTTTCATTTTGTGCTAAAACAATTAAATGGTTGTAAATTTGATCCTCGTCTGCACGATCTTTTCTTGCTCTCTTATCTAAACGATCTGTTGTAAAATATGCTTCTAAGCCTAGTATGGGCTTTACAGAACTGCTCTTTGCAGCAATTAATAAATCTCTGTGACCGCTTAAGGTACCGTGATCTGTAATAGATATAGCACCCATACCAATCTCCTCTGCTCTTTTAAGCAGTTCTTCTGGAGAAGAGAAGCCGTCTAGTAGGCTGTAGTAAGAATGTGAATGATGATTGTGAAACATTTATCTCCAATAATAGTTGGGGGCAGTAAGATTATATCCCACTGCCCCCAAGTCTGTCAAATTACCACTCAGAGGAGGTAGATACTGAATCGTCTGCATCTAGACCAGAGTAAAATGACTCTTGGTCTGCATACTTAACCGAACGAATTGCAGTTTTTTCTAATTCGTATTGCTCAACAGATGACCAGTCAAATGCTGTTTCATCTACTACTAGTGGGAACAAAGCATAGCTTGTCTGCGTACCAGTACCTGAACGCTTTAAACGCCATGTAAGGTTGCTGATAGCACCTGTATCACTTGCATACTCAATTAGTGTTTGTGTTGTTACTGACTTAGGACCAACGCCCTGTGACCAAATTGCAGTGTACTGTTCTCCAGTACCATCATCAACTAGTACGTTTGCATAAAGTCTTAGGCGAGCCTTCCAGCCAGCCTTTGGATCTCTGCGATGCATTTCGCAACCATGACAGCGACCTTCTTCTTCCATGCTACATACAGCCTTACGGCGATAGTCTTTTGGATTTGTGTGTTCTGCGACTACAATTGCTAATCCACGAGATGTGTCATAGTTCTTTGAGTCTGGATCAACTTCGTTAATAAAACGAAGCTTGATTGATTGTCCATCTTCTAGCTTTAGCCATCGGGCTTTTGGACCGTCAGATCCCTTTGGCTTGTCAATGTGACTCTTGATTGCATCAAGACCCTGGATGATACCCATATATTTCTCCTAATATTTGATTCTATAAGTGAATCTGTTGTTTTATTATATCAGAGTTGTAGAGCAATGTCAAACTCTGAAAGCGTTTTGTACGAACTTAATATTTGTTCGTCTGTCATATCTCCAATATCTTTTACTCCATCTGGAAATTCCATTGTTAATGTTGGAATTGATACGTTGCTTGAAATGTTTTTTCTTAGTGTGCTTCCTGCATCATCCTGATCCATTGCCAAAATTAGTCTAGAAACATACTTATTAATTAATTGAATTTGCATCTTACCAAGATTTGCACCCAATGTTGCAATTGCTGGAATGCCTATTTGCCATAACCTGATTGCATCAAAAGATGACTCTACAATTACTACCTCTTTGTATAGGACATTGTTTAGGTTAAACAAAATTTTATTTCTTGGTGTTCCTGTGGAATTTTTAAAAGTTTTACCCTCAATTGATCTTCCAACAAATCCTACACAGATTCCAGTATTAGAATAAACGGGAACAGTAACCATGTCTTGTTTTTCAGAGTACCCTAGCTTAAAATGTTTAATTGAGTCTAAGGTAATCTTTCTTGAATTAAAGTATTCTACTGCACGAGTATTTTCTAAAAGTGTAGAGTGAAGTCTTTCAATTGTGTTTAAGTCAAATTCAACAAACTCTGGTTTTTCTTCTACTGCTTTGTCAATTACATCTACAAAGTCTATGGATTTTTCTGCAGCAGAGATAACACGCATTGCTTCAAAGTAATTCCTTGATGTTGTACGCATGATTAAATCTAGTAGCGTTCCGTTTTCTCCACAAGAAAAACAAATAAACAATCCTTTTTCTTTATCTACTTCACATGCTGGAGTGTGTACGTTGTAGTGGAAAGGGCAGTATACAAGAAAATGAGTGTCTAACTCAGTTCCTATTGAGATTCCGCAGACTTTGACAATTTCTCTAATCTGGTCTTGCTGGTATGAATCGCTGGTATAAGCCTGTTTCCTAAAACTCCCTTGTAACACTTTGCCTTAGCCTTTCCTACATAAATTCCGTAACGAGTTATTTTAAAATCAAACGATGTTCCATTATACGACAAAGAGAAGACACTTTCAAGTTCCAGGTGTGGAACATATCCTCTTTCCTTCATATAATGGTCTAATAGTATGTCATATTCTTTTCTTAGACGCATAGTATCTGACTCATCTGCGATGTTACCATCTAGTGAAAAGTCTTTAATTTTCTTGTGTCCAACGAAATCCATACCTCAATTATAGATTAAGTTGAGTCATCACTTGGGTCATATACTTCTGAGAACTTTCCTTTATCAAAGTCTGCAACCATTACGAAGTCCCCCAAAAAACCATGACGATTTTTTCTAAATGCTACTTCAAGAGCATCGCTATTTGCTTTACGACCCATTGCAAGAACCCAGTCAGCATCATAAGCAATCTGTCGGGACCAAGCTACCTGACCAAGCTGTGGTACAGACTCCAAATCTGAGGCATCATCAGGCGTAGCAGAGGCAATTGCAACAACTGGTATCTGTTCTGAGATAGCCAATAATTTAAGCTCTCTAGATAGATTCTTTATTTTAACAGTCTCATTTTGAGAAGATCCAGAATTGTCTGTCATAAGTTGCAAGTAGTCAATAAATACAATGTCTGGCTTATATTGGTCAATCTTGGCTCTTACAACATTTGGGTTTACTTCGCTTCCGCCGTCATTAGAAATAATCTTAAATGGTGGTTTGCCCTCTAAGTTTTCTTTTGCCCACGCTTTAAACTCATCTTGATTTACACGACCAGAACTTAATGCACGATGTGACCATTTACCATCTCCAATAATTGCAAAGATACGGTTACGAACTTCTTGCTCTGTCATTTCTAAAGAAAGAATCATTGGGGTACGACCATTCTTCCAAGCCTGTACTGCAAAATAAAGTGCTAGCCAAGATTTACCAATTGCAGGATATGCAAGAAGAACTCCAAGTTGTCCTTTAGAAATTCCCATTGGTAGGCAAACATCAAACGATGCGATGTTTGAACGAATACCAACATCACCATTCATTGCTGCTTCTCTTTGTTTATCAAAGTAGGCAATTGCATCCTCAACATCTGTTACATCAATATCTCTTACCTTTGCAGTAATTCTTGACAGAGAAGAAATATCTGAGTTAAGAGAAGATAGTGCCTTATTAGATTCATTATCCTGTAAAAGTTGTGCAGCTTTTTTTACTGTTGATCTAAGAGATTCATCAAGAAAGGTTTCTTTTAATCTATTAACGTGATAGATTGTTGGTCCAGAATCATTAGATGGCTCAAAGTCTCTAAATCTAGTTGCAATAAGATTCTTGTCTGGAATCTGGCGAGTTTCATTGTAATATTCTTTTATAAAGTCCCAAACATCTGACGTGCTTTTAAGCATAGAGTCAATGTTGTTTTCAAATAGAACATGGATATCTTTATTTTTGCAAGCAGCTGTAATAACATCTACTTCTTCACGCATTCCCATTTAGATACTCC